ACGCTGTAGAGCCCCGTGAGAAGCCCGTACCAGAGGTTGTTGCCGAGCTTGAGGATGCCGTACACGACGACTGTCCAGGAGTCGGCCAGCAGGTTCTTCAATTCTATCCACGCCTTCTGGAGCGGGAAGATGCCCTTGAGCCAGACGAGCTTCAGCGCCGCCAGCCCGACCTTCGCGGCCCCTGCGAGGTCGCCGGAGCCGATGGCGGTCTTGATGACCTCCCATGTCTCGCCGAATATCTCGCCGATGTCCTTGAAGGCGGCGGTGCAATCGCCCCAGAAGCCCGATATGGCCTCCGCGCAGATGTCCCACGCCCCCGTGAGCTTCCACACCACGGCGACCAGCGCGCCGAGGGCGGCGCCGACGATGAAGGCGGGCGAGGATATCGCCGCCCAGCAGGCCAGCGCGACCGTCTTGGTGACCGCGATCGCCGCCGTCAGCAGGTTGTATGCCGCAATGAGAATCTTCACCGCCGCGATAGGCGCGAGGACCACGAACTTCATCACGGTGAAGAGCGTGTTCAGCGTCCCCACGGCGAAGGCTATGACCTTGAAGGCCACGCCCAGCGCGACCAGCGCCGCGCCCGCAGCCGCCACAATCCCTATCACCTTCGCCATCATTATGATGACTTCCCTGTGGGCCTTCGCCCACTCGGCCAGGCGGTTCAGCATCGCGGAAATCCTGTCCATGTACGGGGCTATCGCCTCGCCGAGGACTCTTCCCACAGATATCTGGACGCCCTCGAAGGCCGACTGGAGGCGGCGGAGCGCCCCTCCGATGCCCGCGTCCATCTCCTTGGCCGTGTTCCTGGCCGTCCCGTCCACGTCGCCCAGCATCTGGATGAACTGGTTCAGCTGCTCGATGTTCCCGCCGAGCTGCAGCCCCGCGAGGGAGCCGCGCAGGTCGAATATGCTCTCCGCGAAGGAGAGCCTTTCGGCTGTCGGCATCCTGTTCATCGCCCGCGCGATGTCGGCCATGATGGCGGGCATCGAGCGGAGATTGCCGTTCCCGTCCACCGTGCTGATGTTCAGTTCCGCGAGCTTCTTCCTCACGTCCGTCTTGGCGAACTGGCTGTAGGCCTTTCTCAAGGCCGTGCCCGCGAGCGAGCCCTTGATGCCCATGTTCGCCAGCACCCCCAGCGCGGCGGAGACGTTGCGTATGTCGTCGCCGGCGGCGGCGGCCTGCGGCCCCGCCATCTTGAGCCCCTCCGCCAGGTCGGAGAGCGTCTGCGCCGAGCCGTTGGCTGTCGCCGTCAGGATGTCGGAGACCCCCGCCATCTCGGAGACGGAGATGCCGAACACCCTCATGTTGTTCGCCGCGATCTCGGCGGCGTCGCCGAGTTCCGTGCCCGTGGCGCGCGCCAGGTCGAGCACGGCGGGGATGGCGGCGTTTATCTCGTCCGCCTTGAAGCCCATCCGCCCCAGGGAGGTCATGCCCTCCGCGACCTGCTTCGCCGTGAAGGAGGTCTCGCGCCCGAGCTTCTCGGCGGTCTCGGTCATCGCCTTGAATTCCGTGGCGGTCGCGCCCGTGACGGCCCTCGCCGTCCTCATCTGGTCGTCGAAGTCCGCGAAGGTCTTCGCGGCCATCGCCAGCGGCGCGCCAGCCAGGGCGGCTATTCCGAGCATTTTCGTGCCCATCGACATGACGGACGCCCCGAAGCTCTTCAGCCTCGACTGCGCCGCCTTCAGCCCGCGCTCCAGGCGGGTCTGGTCGAGCATGAGCTCCACGAAGGCGCGTCCCGCCCTCACGTTTCCGCTTGCCCCTGCCATTCCCGTCACCTCCCGTCGTCAGGCCTCTCGATCCTCTCCGTCCTAATCACCTCGCGGCGGCTGTCCTTCCGGCAGAACACGTCGCGCAGCACCGTCAGCGGGGCCTTCGCCCGCTTGCGCCTGGTAAGTTCGCTGTACCTGTCGCGCCCTGCGTAGGGGTTGAACGCCTCGGGCCGCACCGTCGAATGCCGCTTCGGGTCGCGGTGGGCGTTGGCGACCAGCGCCATCAGGTTCGAGAGCCGCCCCCACTCGGAGCGCTCGCGGCTCTCCGTCATGGCCAGCAGCTCCCGCAGCTTGAACGGGTCCGGGTCTATTCCGCAGACACCTGCGCACTCGGCGACAAGCCTGTCAACCGCTCCAGCTCGGAGACCAGTCTCTCCTCGAACTTCCCGTCCGCCAGCATCGCCTCCATCCGCTGTCTCGCGGCCTCCCCGAAGCGGCGGCTGGCGGACAGGATTCGCCGGAAGGCCTCCCGCTTCGCCGCGGGGAAAAAATCGATCACCTCGTCCAGGAGTGCGTCGGTCGCCTGCTCGACGGCATCGCCCGCCATCGCCGCCCCGAAGTCCTCGTCGGAGACGTTGCGCTGGTCGCACTCCGGCTTGCAGACGGCGTAGAGCACGTCCACCAGCAGCACGGGGTCGCTGGAGAGCCTCTCAAGCAGCTTCGCGGACGGCTTCCCGTCCTCCACCTCCACGATGGTGTTCAGATCGACGTCGCAGAGGGCGCGGACGCGCTTGATGGTCGCCACATTGACCACGAGCGTCCAGGCGCGGCCCATGTTGTCGGTGAAACTCTTCATTCCGTCTCCTATGATTCCTATTTATATATGCACTGTCTGGAAGTCGAAAAAGCCCCCGCCTGGTCCGCATGAATCAGAGGCGCGCGGGGGCGGCCTTGGAGACTTGGCGCGCCTCTCCTTGGCTCTCAAGGGTGATAATCCCCCGCAGGTTGCGCTTGCGTCAGAGGCGTGCGGGGGTGGCTTCGGGGGAGTCGCGCGCGTCCCCTATGCCCTGGAATCAGCCGCCGCTGCCGGAGCCGGTCACCCAGGTGGGCGCGCGGGTGGATGCGGTCGGCTTGGCCTTGACGGAGACGGTCATCGCCTCCTCAAGGTTCTGGGTGATGTTGAAGCCGGTGATGGAGAAGTCGGCGTCCAGCCCCGTCCCCGCGCCGTCCGAGACGAACAGCGCCATCGGGGTGTTGCTGAAGTAGGCCGACTGGAAGGCCTGGAAGTCGGCGTCGGCGGTGTCGTACACCATGCCGAACTCGATGCTGCCCTCCTTGAGGGTGGCGATGGAGGCCTTCCATCCCTCGGTCGCGCGGGTGGTCACGTCGGCCTCGCCGCTCTCCAGGTTCAGGGTGAGGTCCTTAACATTGGTGACCTCGGTAGAGCCGCGAGTGCCCGCGGCGCCGCGGTAGAGCACCGCGTCAAGTCCAAGAACAACGGACATTTGTCAATCCTCCTGATTGGGCCACGGGCGGCCCGTCCGGCCAGGCCCGTGCATGTTTATGCCTCGGGCCCGACCCGCCGTGATGGCGTCGGGCTGCCGCTGGAAGAATCAGCGGATCGCGTCCCGCCAGAGCTTCGGCAGCTCCGGCGCGGACCTCCTGAGCGCGGGACCCATCAGCTCCCGCTTCGGATATTTCCTGCCCCTGTACGTCCCGCCGAACTCGTGGGCGGTCATGGACAGCCCCACGAAGGACTTGGCGGGGCCGATGACGGCGCTCCTTCCGTCCGGCTCGACGCCGAACAGGATGGACCGCTTCAGCAGCCCCTTCCTCGTGTTCGGCGGAGTGCCTGCGGCTGATGCCTTCCTCGACTGGTGGATCGAATTGACCGCCACTCTGCGCACATACGCGGCGGCGGAGCGCATCGCCTTGCGGTTGGCGTACTTCACCGCGCCGAGGAGCGGCTCGTCCCCGAAGTCGAGCCTGACGTCCACGCCGCCGTTCATCCGGCGGAGGCGAAGGTCAGCTCGACCACGCTGACGAACAGCCCCTTCTCGCGGAGATGCGTCGGCGAGTAGATGGGGTCGAAGGCCACGCCCGTGCAGGTCGCGCCGGCCAGTCGGCGGTTGAGGAACGACTTTCCAAGCGCCTGCGCGAAATCGACAAGCGCCGGCACGTCGTCCTCGGTCGCCCGCCTCACGATCCCCACGTGGGCGCAGGGCCGCTCGTCGTGCAGGCCGCGCGACAGGGCGCGGAACTCCGTCCCCGCCGGCACGACCACGACGCGCGTCTCCGCCGTCCCGCGGAGGGCGAACTCGGGGATGAACTGCACCTCCGCCCCGTGGTCGGCGAGCGCGGCTGCGACCGCCTCGGCGATTTCAAGCACCTTGCTCATGCCTTCCTCCTATTTCTTCATCAGCTCCAGCGCGATGGAGACGAGCGCGGATATGAGCGCCAGTATGGACGCCCCCGCCGCCGTCATCATCGTGCGCTGGAGGTGGGCCGCCGGGGCGCAGGGCGGGTGGTGGTGCTCGCCGTCGCGGAAGTGCATTGATATCATGCCCCGCAGCTCGGCGAGCTCCAGGCGGGACGCCATCACGGAGTCCCATATGCTCCTGCTGTCCGGCTGGCCTGTGCTAGTGTTCTGCTCTGCCATCCTCTTCCTCCCTTCCCGTCTCCTTTGTATGGACGCGCCTGGCGTTCATGTAGCCGTCGCTCCACCGCCAGACGGGCTCGCCCGACGGGGCCAGCACCTCGTAGACGACGCCCTTCCAGACGAAGCGGTCGCCTGACTGCGGCTCCTCCGGCAAGTCGCGCGTCCTTACGATGAAGTCGCGGCTCTCCGCATGGGTCGTCATCCCGTAGCCGTCGTTCGAGCGGAACACCGTCCTCCCGACGACGGCGGGGATCTCCCGCGCTGGGCCGCCGCGCGGCCTCCAGGACACCACGACAGCGAGGCTCTCGTTGCACATTGCCGTCAGCCAGGAGGCCGCGTCCTCCAGCATCGCCACTACTCGTCCTCCAGGACGCCGCGGGCGCGGAGGGCGGACAGGACGGCGTTCACCGCGTCGCGGATGCCCGTGAGGTCGGCGACCAGGTTGGCGTTGGCGTCGCCCCCCGACCACGCGCCGCCCTCGGTGACGCTGCGGAGGACCACGTCGGCGATGGCGGCGGAGGGCGCGGACTGCGCCTCTCCCGTGTTGCCGCCCGCGCTGCCCGCGCCGCCGCAGCCGCCGCGCAGGATGACGCGGACGGTGGATGCGGCGGAGTCGGCGTCCTGGACGCACAGGCCGAGAAGGACGCCGCCCTCGGCGGCCGCCTTGCCTTCGGCTGCGTTCCAGTACACCTTGTCGCCCGCGGCGAAGGCGGTCTCCCCCTTTGCCACGTCGTAGACGCCCGTGGTGGCGAGCGCCCCCAGCGTCCCCGCCTTGATGTCCAGCTTCGACACGCCGACCAGGCGTCCGCGGACCACGATGTCGC